CCGATCTCAAACAGATGGAGCGGCGGGGATAAACAGAACGCCCAGAACCTTAACCGGGTAGACGACCGGGACCCGACTGCCGGGGCCTTGCGGATGTCGCTCTGCGCCCCTCCGGGGCATGTTGTCGTAGTGCGCGACCTGAGCCAGATCGAGGCTAGGATGCTCTGCTACTGGGCCGGTCAAGAGGACATGCTTGAAATGTTTCGTGCCGGCGGCGACCCTTACGACTTCATGGCGACGAAAGTCTACGGCTACCCGATCAGCCGGAAGACGAACCCCGAACACAAGACGGCGGGGCAAGTAGGAAAGATTATCATTCTCGGATGTGGGTACCAGATGGGTGCCTGGAAACTCCAGGAGAGCGTCCGGGTCGGGTTCATGGGGATGGAGGGTATTATCTTCGACCAGACCTACGTCAAGCAACTTGGCGTCGATGTCGAGGCGTTCCGGTATCAAAAGTCCTATAAGAAGGGCTTCACCTACGCTTATGAAGAGGCCGAAGCCTGCTGCCCGTTGAACGTAGCCTTGGATGCCCACCTGACCCACTGCGCCGTGACGAAGTTCCTGGTGGACTCGTTCCGATCCTCGAACAACAGAGTGACGGCGCTATGGAAGGACTGCCAGGCGTCCCTTACGGACATCCTCCTCGGCCAAGAGCGCGGAGTGGGCGGCAGACCGCTGGTGCATACGGACAAGGAAGGTTATGCTCTGCCGAACGGCATGAAGATCCGCTACAACAAACTCCGGAAGTCGGACAGCGGCGACTACAAGTATCTGGCGAACGCCAGGAAGAAAGAGTGGACTAAGCTATATGCCGGTAAATGCGCGGAAAATGGCACCCAGGCTTTGTCCCGGCTGGTCATCTCCGACCAGGCCCTGAAGGTCATCCCCCGGCTGCGGGAATACTCCCTGCGCCCCGGCGAGGTCGCGGAGATCGTGTCCAGCACTCACGACGAGTTGATCACGGTCGTGCCCGAGAGGTACGCTGATGAGTGCTTACAGATGATGAAAACAGAAATGGCAACCGCACCATCCTGGTGCCCCGACCTCCCGCTGAAGTCGTCGGGAGGGTATGCTGTCTCCTATGGAGACTGTGAAAAATAAAAGGAGGAAGTAAATGAAATTATTCGTAATTACTTGCGAAGTAAATGAATACGACCAGTATGGCGAGTACTTTGTGATGGCGTTCGCCAAGCGTCCAGTGCTGGGAGACCTCGGCAACCTGACCGTAGACGCCATGACGAAAAAACACATACTTGCAGGCGGAGGTCGACGAGGGAATGAAGAAGTCTGGTATAACCTTTGTGAGGTCGAAGAAGGAGGATTGTCTGCTGGGCTTGACGTTGCCGGCATGCAATAAATCTGTAACCCAAGAAACAAAACAGTTGCAGTACTAAGTCAAATGGGTTACTATCATACCGTGCGCAAACACCCTCGCGGACGGTAAACTCCTGGACCTGAAGCGAGGGTGGAATTTCTTTTGGAGGGGAGTATGACTATTGTCAAGATGAAGTTTGGATCGCATTTGTATGGCACCGCCACGAAAGACTCCGATACTGACATCAAAGGAGTGGCCCTCCCCACATGGCGGCAGGTCGCTTTGGGGAAGATTCCAAAGCATATTGAGTACAGTAGTACCGGCAGTGAGTCCAGCAAAAATACTTCTAATGATACTGACACCGAAGTGTTCTGCCTCCACGAGTTTGTTAAACTTGCACTTGAAGGGCAGACGGTCGCTTTGGACATGCTTCATGCCCCAGCTGAAATGCTGTTGTCTACCTCCGACTTGTGGGCGGAGATCGTCTCTCATCGCAGTAAATTCTACACCAAAAATATGACAGCCTTCGTTGGCTACGCCCGCAAGCAAGCAGCCAAGTATGGGGTAAAAGGGAGCAGGCTGCACGCAGCCAAGGCTGTCATAGACTGGCTAAACTCTGCTCCAGCAGATGCTCGCATATCTGATGTGGCAGGGTATGAGCAGACGTTCCCTACTGGGGAGCATTGCACATATGAAATCTCAAAAGGTGGTATCCCGCAGTTTAATGTGTGCGGGAAAGGACTGCAGGTAACAAGCAGGGTAGGGTATTGCAAGGAAGTTGTGCAGAACTACTACGATAAGTACGGAGAGCGGGCCAGAGCAGCCGCAAGGGACGAAGGAGTCGACTGGAAAGCTGTCAGCCACGCCCTTCGGGCAGCCTATCAAGTAAAAGAGTTGCTGCAGAGTAATACCATAACCTTCCCTCGTCCAGAAGCAACGCATTTGGTCGCTGTGAAAACTGGGCAGCTCAGATACGCGCAGGTGGCGGAAGAACTTGACAACATAATTGATGAAGTAACCGCCATCAGTGCAACCTCTCAGCTTCCGGAGGCACCAGATAGAGTATTTTGGGAAGGTTTTCTCCTACATACAGTCCGAACTAAACTCGTACCTTGAAGGAGGCAGCATGGAGTTTCTTTATCAGGCAGCAATAGACGTAGCCCGCATGGCTCATGCCAAGCAGTTGAGGAAATATACGAACGAGCCTTACATAGTGCATCCCTTTGCAGTATCGGGTTTAGTCGCCTCGGTGACAAACGACGACGGCATGATCATTGCCGCGCTGCTGCATGATGTAGTTGAGGACTCCGACGTTTCTTTGGATACTATCAAAGGAGTGTTCGGTCTTCGAATAGCCGGCATGGTCAGCGACTTGACCGACGTGTCTAAAAAGAGTGACGGCAATCGCAGAGTACGGAAACAGATCGACCTCGAGCACACGGCCGCAGCCAGCAAGGAAGCGAAGACCATAAAGCTGGCTGATCTTATTGACAACACCAAGTCAATAACGACGTTCGATCCTGATTTCGCCAAAGTGTATATGCGAGAGAAACAGCGCCTGCTGGAGGTCTTAGTAGACGGCGATGCTACGTTGTTCGCTCTGGCCGAGAACATGGTGCGAGACTACTATATGAAACGACAGGAGTCCAAATGAAAGTCCAAGACCTGATAGACAGACTGAAAGAATTTCCTCCGGACATGGAGGTGGAGTGTTTGGATACGGACGAGGATGGATGGGAGTCGTGGGAACCCGTCTCCGAGGTTGAGATGGTAAACTTTCATGGGAATACTGTGAGGATTGGGTAGAAACTAGTATAGGGCTTTTGCCCGACAACAAAAAGTGGTGGAAATTATGAGCGCATTACAGAAAAAGAAGGTTGCAGAAGGCCTTGAGATTCAAAGGCGTGGGGATGAACATTGGCTGTTATTTGAATCAAATGGGAAACACGCAGCAGTCTGCCTTGAGTCAAAATTTGAGGGAACAAGAATAGTAAAAGATGCCATCATAGACTGGGCCAAGGAGCAGTTTAAGAAAGATTGATTACGAAATAGAATCTTCCTTCACAAAGGAACCCAAATGCTAAAAAACGCCGTAGGTAAAAACTTCTCCTGGTCCCCATCCGCTATCTCGGACTATATCAATTGTCCGACCCAGTATGGGGCCAAGCGGTTTTATTGCACTCTACCATTTGTGCAGACCATCCAGAAGAAGCATGGGGAGGTAGAGCACAAGCACCTCGAAGATCGGCTCCTGAAAAAGACCCCGCTGCCGGCGGGCTACACCCGCGGTGAGAAGTATTGCCGAATCCTTGAGTCTTCCGGGGGTACCCTCTTTGCCGAGCAGGAACTGGCGATTGACGAGAACATGAAGTTCGTCAAGTGGTTCGACAAGACGGCCTACGGCAGGTGTAAGATCGACGTGAGTCTCAGGCAGGATGACAAGGTTTCCTGTTACGACTGGAAAACTGGCAACATCAAGGAGGACTCCCTGCAGTTGAAAATAAATGCCTGCTTCCTCTCCCTCAAGCACCCCGAGATCGAGACATTCGTCACCAAGTACATCTGGCTGAAACACGACGCAGTCACCCCCAAGGACGGAGTGTTCACAAAAGAAGATATCCCTGCCATGTGGGAGGAGATCCTTGGCTGGGTGGAGAGGGTGAAGAATGCCTGGAAGGCTGAGAAGTTTGAGCCAAGAGCTTCCGGGCTTTGTAAGAACTATTGTGAAGTTACAAGCTGCCCGCACTGCGGGAAGGGAGGAAGGAGATGAGCGACGACATCAAAGTACATCAAAAAGAAATTCGAACAATAACCCTGACTGACGAAACTGCGAAAGAGGTTGTCAAAGAGTACATTACTAAGAAGATAATCGGGGAGGGCTGCTACATCACTAAGGAAGGAAAACTCGAGCATTGGACAAGTTGGCCGCACGGCTCTGGCACTACCACTGAGATGGGAGACCCCTCTCCTTTGCAGGCTGCAGCGTGGGCATTGCTCAAACAGATGGCAGACTAAGGAGGCCCCCAAATGATCCCCAAAAACTTCGACAAGTTCCAAGAAAAAAACGATGCAGCCGAGGACCCGAACTACAAAGGACTGAAGTGCTGCGCCGACTGCTCCTGCGAGGAGCCAATGCAGCCTTGTGAGGCGTGCAAGAATAGGAAGCGAGACTTCGCCAACGACGACTGGGCGGGGGAGCCGGATTATGATCTTTATGATGAATATTGAGAGGAGACACTTATGGAACTGAGCAGAGAGGATCTGCATTTCGTCGTATCCCGTTTGCCGAAAGACATCAAGGCCCTGATGAAAGACCGTGGTGTTATCCTAGGCGGCGGGTTCATCCGCGCCACCATTGCCGGCGAGAAGCCGTCGGACATTGACCTGTTTGGCAAGTCCAAAGACCAGCTTGAGGCTGCTGCTCGGGCCTTGAAAGACTCCCGGCACGGTTGCCGGTTCCACGAGTCGAAGAACGCTTACACGGTCCTCTCCAGTTCCCGGATGCCGGTGCAGTTTATCCACCGATGGGTATTCGAACGTCCGCGGGACTGCATGGACTCCTTCGACTTCACTGTGGCCCAAGCAGTTATCTGGCACGACGGAGTGATCTGGCTCTCTGCCTGTCATGAGGCTTTCTACCGCGACCTCGCCGCCAGGCGGCTGACCTACTGCGCACCGATCCGGAACGAAGACGCAGGCGGCTCCCTGCTCAGGGTTCGGAAGTTCCTGAAGCGCGGCTACAATACCCAGTCACCGAGCCTTGCTGCCGTGCTTGCCCGCCTGTGCGCCGCTGTTGAGTGGGGCAAGATTGAGAATGAGAAGGACTCAGCCAGAGTGTTGTGCGACCTGCTGCGTGAGGTGGACCCGCTGGTGGCGATCGACGGCCTTGCTCTGGTTGACGAACATGAAGTTGTGGAGGGCGCGGTATGAACGACATCATGCTCGATTTAGAAACAATGGGCACCGGCCCAACTGCAGCAATCATGGCCATTGGCGCTGTCGAGTTTGACCTGCAAGCCAAGACCCCCGGGCGGGAGTTTTATGAGGTCGTTGACCTCGACTCGGCAATGAAGGCCGGAGGCACTGTTGACGCCTCGACGATCCTCTGGTGGATGCAGCAGAGCGATGCGGCTCGGGAGGCTTTTAAGAGGCCGGGGATTGAGATCCGGAGCGCCCTCGGACTGTTTGCGATGTGGGTCTTTAACTGCGGCGGCAGCAGCGCGTCGGTCTGGGGCAACGGCGCCGCTTTTGACAATGTCATACTCCGCTCGGCTTACGACCGCCTGGGCCTGACTGCCCCTTGGTCGTTCAGGAACGACAGGTGTTTCCGTACTGTGAAGGCCATGCACCCGGCCATCGATTGGCCCTACCAAGGCACGGCGCACAACGCCCTCGACGATGCCAAGTCGCAGGCGGTTTACCTTATGGAGGTGGTGAAGTGCTCGAAAAAATCTCAGTAAAAGACAGGCTTCCAGACAAGGGAGTAGGCGTCCCGTACATGACGTTTATGACGGTGCCCGCCATTATGTGGGGAACGTGGCGCGAGGACTATCCAATTATCGGGCACTTCATCATGGAGACCTACAACGGGTCGATGGGATGCAACACCGATATACCTTTTGAACATCCGAAAGGCTACAAGTTTTACTCAGCCCGTTGCGCGTACATCAAGGACCTTGGCGTGCTGCGGAGAGACTGGGAGGATAAGTTGCCAGTGGCGCTTACCAACGCTGTTACTCACTGGGCGTATATTGAGGAGGCGGAAGCATGACACCAGAAGGCCGAGTAAAATCCGACATCGCCAAACTCCTCCTGTCCTACAAAATTTACCCGGCCAAGATGGCAGGGACCGGGCCGGATAAAGGACTGCCGGCAGACGCCGTCGGGTGGTACTTCATGGCAAGTTCCAACGGTATGGGCGTGAAAGGTCTGCCGGATTTCCTAGGGCATTTCAAGGGCTTACTGTTTGGCATCGAATCAAAAGCCCTGAAAAAATCTCCGACGGGCTTCCAGCAGTTGCAAATCAACGCTATCCGAAGTTCCGGCGGCGCAGTCTTTGTCGTGGACGGTCCGGAGACACTGAGCGTCTTTCAAGCGTGGCTGAAGACAGTTGAGGCTGATCGCTAAGAAACTAGAAGCAACCAGAGGAAACAGACGAAAATGCAGCAGAATTCTAACAACATTTTGATACTGGATTGCCGCATAGACGGCAACGAGGAGACTAAAATTATCTTCGTCGATTCTAAGCGCAACTTTGCGGGAACGGTCGGGCTTCAATTTAGGGGCCGAAAAGCTGCCTGTGTTTTGCAACTCTATGTTGATCCTGCTTATCGCCTAAGTAGGATAGGGACGATGCTGATCAAAGAGTGTTGTCGGATTGCTAAAGATGCCGGATGTGAAACACTTGGGTTGCTTCTGGAAAACGGTAACGATGGCGCGCGGAAGTTTTACGACAAGACCGGCTTTATCTTTGCCTATCAATATGACAACGGAGACGCAGCGATGTCGTTACCTCTTACCAAAGGCAAATGTGCCAAGGAGCAGTTATGAGCGAGTGTAGAATAGCTTTTGAGCAGTGGTTGAAGGATAGAGGAATGCCAGAGCCATTGAAAAACTCATCAGGTGAGTATGCCTGGGACTGGAACGACATTATGTGGTTTGGCTGGCAAGCTGCACACTTCCGCAATAAGTCACTACCCAAACTGTACGCAGCAGCCTATTTAGTAATCATTTCCGGCGACAATGTCTTGCTGCTAAACAGGTTAAATACGGGCTATAGGGACGGGGAGTATAGCTTGGTAGCTGGACATTTCGAAGTTGGTGAGACGGCAAAACAATGTGCCATAAGGGAGGCATACGAAGAGGCCGGCATTCATATACATCCTGATGATTTATCTATCGTTCACGTCGCACACAGATATTCTCCATCCATTCCACCTAGGGAGTATTTTGATGTGTATCTTAAAACACAATCATGGACGGGAGATATAAGAAATATGGAGCCGGAAAAATGTGCTGAGTTAGGCTGGTTTCCACTCAATGCACTGCCGAATAATATGGTACCTGAGGTTAAAGAGGTATTGGGACATATAAGTGACGGAACACACTATAGTAGTTTCGGATGGGCACGAGAAGCATAAAATTGCTACCATACCACCTCTGATAACAATTTTCCATAACAGGAGGTAACAGATGATCAAAACATTCGACCAGTGGGTTTCCGAGAAAAAGCAAGGATATTCCAAAGGTGGACCGCTTTATGAGGTGGCGAAAGAGGCATATTCCGCTGGAGTCAAAGAAGCCCATCAAATTACTTTGCGGAAATCGCTCGAACAATCTGTAAAGATAGCGCAAGACCCCTATGAAAATCGTGGATGGTACATATGTGGTTGCGGCGGAGCCAACAGCTCTTGGTATCTACATAATGACGGCATAGTGCGATTTGGAGTGGCTGATTCTTTTTGGCCAACCCACGACGAGGCTTTAGCGTTTTACACAGAATGGAAGAGGCAGGTGGTTAATATGGAAGAAATAGCAAAAATTGTTGAAACTTTGGACAATCTTATTGCTGCAACCAATTTGCCGATGAAGCCAGAGCACCATTTTGCGGCATTGAAAGCGTCGTTACCAGCCGTAAGGGACAGGTTGAAGAAAGCATATTTGTCTGCCGGTGGCGAGGATTATTGGCGAGAATGATGTCGGGTAGCCTGCACGATATCGAAATAATCTCATTCTTAATGAATTTTGAGGAGGGAGTGGTATGGACGAATTAATCAAGGACGCCTTGGACGCCTTTGCACGGTTAGCCGATGGCTGCGAGCACCGATCATGGAGTAAAACAGATTGTGAGCACCCTGATATAGACTTCTCCTGCATGTGCTGTGCTCCATGTAATTGCCCGTTACTTCTGGACGAGACCGCCGAATGATCCGCATCCTAGATAATCACGTAGTTCTCAAACATGAGAACCCCAGCCAACTCCGCGCCGTCTTCCCCGACATTAAGGAAGCGACCATCAAAGGCGAGAGGTTCGTCGCCGTGCCGCACACGCTGGAGAGTGCTCGGGTCTTGAACAACCTCGGGCTGAAAGTCGAGTCGCCGATCAGGAGACAGTACGAGTGGCCTGGGCGGTATAAGCCGAGATGGTATCAGGTCGAAACTGCGGAGTTTTTTACGCTTCACTCTCGCTGCTACTGTCTGTCAGAAATGCGCACAGGAAAAACCCTGAGCGCCCTCTGGGGCGCAGACTACCTCCGCCTCGCCGGGCAGATAAAAAGAACGCTGATTGTCGCCCCGCTCTCCACCCTGTGGGACGTGTGGGAGCAGAACATTTTTGAGAGTTTCCCGCTTCGGACATTTGCCGTCCTGCACGGGCCGAGACAAAAACGCCTTGACCTCCTCGCCAAGCCCTGCGATTTCTATATCTGCAACCACCACGGGGTAGGGATAATAGAGGACGCCCTGAAGTCCCGCCCAGACATCAACCTAGTTATTGTAGACGAGCTGGCCGAACTGCGCAGCGCGAAAAACCGCAGGACCAAAGACAAGAAGGGCGGAGTACTGTGGACACCGCTGAATGAAGTGCTGAACCGTCAAGGGATTGCGAGATCCGCCTGGGGCTTAACCGGCACCCCGACGCCGAACGGGCCTACCGATGCCTTCGGCCAGTGCAAGCTGATTACTCCAGAGAATTTCAAAGGCCACTTCACCGCGTTCAAGCAGGAGACTATGTGGCAACTCAAACAGTTCAAGTGGATGCCTAAGCAGGGACACGAGCAAGTAGTGGCGAGAGTCCTAAAACCAGCCATCAGGTTCGAGCGGAAGGTATGCAGTACCATGGAGCCGAGCTTCATAGACCGCCGGGCGGAACTCTCGGCTGAGCAGACCAAAGCGTACAAGCAACTGCTCCAGCAGGCCTCGACCAACCTGCGAGGGCAGACCATCACAGCAGTTAACGCTGCTGTATTATTAAGTAAATTGGTACAAATCGCCTGTGGCGTGGCCTACGATGCCTCCGGCAATATGGTCAAGTTCGACTACGGCCCGAGGCTAAAGGTCCTCGAAGAACTGATTGAAACGAACAACGAGAAGGTCCTGGTCTTCGTCCCGTTCACCGGAGCGCTCAACACCCTCGCGGCGGAACTGCGTAAGAGATGGTCAGTGGCAGTCGTCGAGGGGGCCACGTCTCCGGCGCAACGTAATAAGATATTCAGGGAGTTCAGAACACTTCCAGATCCTTGGATCATCCTTGCCAACCCGGACACCATGGCTCACGGCCTGGATCTGACGACGGCAACGCTCTCTATCTGGTACGCCCCTTATGTCAAGGCGGCGAAGGTGCAGCAGGCCAATGCCCGCACCGATGGCAGCAAGCAGAACACCAAGATTGACATCGCCTGCATCTACGCGACAGCAGAAGAAAAACGGATGTACGCGGCGTTGCGGGAGAAGAAGAGGCTTCAGGATATTATCCTCGACCTCGCGAAAGAAAACTAGTAACCCGCGATACAAAAACCTGTTGCACCCTCGTAGGATATGTGTTACGGTAGTTACATGATGATTAAGAGTGGCGTCAGCTCAATGGTAGAGCATCAGGTTGTGGCCCTGGGGGATTCCAGTTCGAGTCTGGTGCGTCACTCCAAGTACCTCTCTGCCGGGGGGCACACGGACGCCGGTGTAAAACAGGCGTGGCCGCTGGGAGAGACCAGCTTTTTTTAGGAGAGCATATGAGAACGTACTGCATTCGCTACCAACTTACCGACGGTTATTACACCTGCGAGTTCGTCCATGACGCGGCTGGTACTGCTACTCTCGACGATGTTCGACAGGTTGCGGAGGCAGAGGCTAAGGAATGTGACCGCGTCGAATGTGTTGACGATGTTTACTTGATGGAGGCCGTATGACCTACCGACCATTCAAAGACGGCGTAGACGAACTCGCCCCGGGCACCAAGATCAAATGGTACGACGACACCTTCAAAGTCATGCGCTCGGCAACCATCGTCCGCGAGCATGAGAACGGCTGGTGCTGGTGGGTCAACGAAGGCCGGGGCGACATCATGGTCGCCTACATAAAAATTAAGGAAATCGAAGGGGCGCCGAGGAACATCCTCGTGTCCACCGAAGAGATCAAGGAGGTAGATATGGGATGTAATCGAAGGGAAGGCACTCCTGTCGAGCAGTGGCCGAAGACCACGGCGATCACGCCGGAGATGGTCATCGCGGCCTACGTCAAAACCCGGGATGAACTGGCTGAGATGAAGAAAGAGTTCGACGCCTCGATCGCATCCTTAAAAGAGATGCAGACCAAGCGGGAGAACTATCTTGCCAGCAAGCTGTCCGACCTCGGCGCCGAGTCAATCAAGTCCTCAGCTGGCACCTGTTTTTTCAAGACCGCGTCGTCTGCGACCGTTGCCGACGGCCAGGCGTTCACCGACTGGGTCCTTGCCGACTGGGAAAGCCGTAACCACTTCCTGGAGCGTCGGGTCAGCAAGACCGCAGTGGACGCTCTGGTTGAGGAGGGCGAGGTTCCTCCTGCAGGAGTTAACTATTCGACTGTTCGGGTCGTTCAGGTAAGGAGGGCGTGATGAAGATACCGAAAATTGAGAGGACGCAGGGTGGTACGTGCATAACAGCGTAGTGCTTAGGGATATTCGCCCTGACTTTCGGTATCCCGGAGGAGGCGTTTCTAAGGAAAACCTCACTGATCTCTCGGCTGCGTTTGACCACGCGATATCTTATACGAAGACTCATATAGCGGAAGCAGAGCGCAGCGCGCGCGCAACTTTCTGAGAATTGATCAGCCTCCCCTAGAGGCGCAACACCAACCAACAAGGAGCAACAACACATGAGCGACAACAATCTGATGATCCCCGACAAAAACTCAATCCCCGCTTTTTTGCTGAACAAGGCAGCGGCCAGTGCCATCATTGACGACGCGGCAGCCGGCATCGGCGCCGGGATGCCTCCGAGAATTAAACTCTCGGCCAAGCAGTTCCTGCTGGTGGACAGCAACGGCGAGGAGAAGGCATTCCCGCCGAGCCAGATGTTCGCAGGTGACGACGGGTTCTTCATGCCGACCATCATCCTCCGGGCGAAACGCGCCTTCTCAAAGGTATGGTACTTGGAGGCTTACAACCCGAACAATGAGGAAGTCAAGGCCCCGGACTGTTTCAGCCTGGACGCCCTGCGCCCCGATCCGCAAGCCTCCTCGCCCCAGTGCGAGACCTGTGCAGCGTGTCCGAACAACGCCTTCGGCTCAGGTAAGGACCAGAACGGCAACGCCTCCAAGGGCAAAGCCTGTACCGACAACAAGATCCTCGCGGTCTACGCCGCTGGTGCCGTCTACCAACTGAAGATCCCGCCGGCATCATTGAAGAACTACCGGCTCTACCTGGATCAGGTCCGGGTCAACCTGCCGGACGTGCCGCTCTACGCCATCAACACCTTGATCGGCTTTGACACGGCCTCCGATTTCTCCGTCCTGACTTTCCGCTTCGGCGGTTTCGTCGGGGCAAAAACTCCGGACAAGCAGCAAGCGCTGGTCGAGCTGCTGGCCAAAAAAGCCCAGTCTCCCGAGGCTGAAGTGATCATCGGCAATAATGGTGCGGTCGCGGCCCTGCCTCCTCCGCCTGCTGCGCAGCAGACACTGCCTGCCCAGACTGGCCCGACTCCAGAGGAGTTAGCTGCCAAAGCTGAAGCAGAGGCAAAAGCTGCTGCCGATGCCAAGGCCAAAGCCGATGCTGCCGCGGCGAAGAAAGCCGCGAAGGCTAAAGCCGATGCCGAGAAGGCTGCCAAGGAAGCTGCTGAGAAGGCCGCTGCCGCCGCAGCGAGTGCATCCACTCCCAGTGGTGATGTTTCTGACGACCTGCTCCGCGCCGAGCTTGGGTTGATTTAAGGAAGCACGAAGAAGTTAAGTGAATCTCAATCCCTCAGCCTAAAAACTGAGGGATTTTTCTCTCGGAGAAACCATGAACACAAAAGTACAATATATACTCAACGCCCTGGACAGATCGGAAGTCTCGATCACCGACTTCTCTACCCTGACCAGCATCAGCCGCGTCACTATCCACCGATGGAAGAATGGCGGCGAGGTGAAGGACGAGCTGCGCCTCAATTTGGCGTATAACACAGCGACGCGGTTGAACAAAGCTGTCCAGAACGAACGACTGCCGCTCACCGATCGACTGAAAAAAGATCAGAGGGTACAAGTTATCGGTAGCATTATCAGAGAAATGTCGGCAAAATAAGTAGTTTCTCACTTTACTACTTTGGAGGTCCGATGTTTCCTGATGACGGCGGTTTCCTGTCCAAACTCCTCCCGTCCGAAGGGCTGTACTGCGTCGCGCAGTTACTGTCCGCCGGAGGGTTTAAGCATTTCTTCTACCCATCATTAGCCGACGCCCAAGCCCAGCTTGGCATACTCGATCAGTCAGGGTCGACCTGCTACATAGCCCAGGCTACCTACGACCCGGCCAAGATAACCACCGCCCAGGCCCATAACAAGGCCCTGCCCTACGGCCACGACAAGGCGCTCCGCATGAAAGAGCGCAGCCAGGCCAACGCGCTTCTCATCAAGAACTTCTTCCTCGACATCGACTGCGGTGAGAAGTGGCCACTGAAGAACCAGCAAGAAGGCGCAGCCGCGCTCAAGCAATTTATCGCCGACTCAGGCCTGCCGTTTCCTGCGGTAATTAACTCAGGCAACGGCCTCTACGCGCAGTGGCTCTTGGACGAAGCCATCGACGCCGAGAAGTGGCGCTCCGTCGCCTTTATCCTGAAGCAGGTCGTAGCCAAGCTGGCTCCGAAACTCGGCGGGGACTCCTCTCGTACCTCTGACTCAGCCTCAGTCCTGCGTGCCCCAGGCACTACCAACCGCAAGCCTAACCGTCCTAATAAGCCCGTTGTAATACTGCGTGACATGGAGCCGATTCGGTTCCTGGATTTTGCCGAGGCGTTAAATAAAGCCGCAAGAAAGGCTCAGGTTGCCCACCACACGCTCGCCGCACCGAAGCCTAGTACTGACATCAACTCCGAGTTCTACGACGGCCTAGAGCCTTCAGGGCCTCCCAGTGACGCTTATCAGGTAGCCGACCTCTGCGCCCAGTTGCGCGAGATGAAGGAGTCCGGCGGCAACATCGCTGAACCTCACTGGTACGCCTGCCTGGGACTGCTCGCCTACTGCGAGAACGGAGACGAAGTAGCGCAAGCCTGGTCAGCCGGGCACCCTGACTATGACTTCGGCAAGACTAGCGCCAAGATGGACCAATGGCGGGCAGCCGGCGTCGGCCCTACCACCTGTGTCAAGTTTGGTGCTGACAACCCTGAGATGTGCATCGGCTGCAAGGCCAACGGCAAGATTAAATCGCCGATCGTCCTCGGTCGGCCGGTCCCAGAAGAAAAGAAAGACACCTCGGCCCCATCGAATTTCAAGAGGGCGGAAGACGGCCTGTACTGGTCCGAGGACGGCCATTGGGTAAAGTTTTATGACATGGACCTCTTCCTAGAACGTCTCGCCTACGACCATTCGCTCGGCTACGAGGTCATGACCATCCGCCACTACTTGCCGTTTGAGGGGGATCTCGAGTGTACTGTGCGGTCGTCCTTGGTCAACGACCCGAAGATGCTGATGACCACGCTTGCGGACAATCATATAAAAGTTGTGGGGAACAAGGAGAAAAAGATAATGGTTGCATATTTAGAATCGTACCAGGCCAAGCTCCAGCGGGAGCGGAAGATGCAGGAGCTGCTCTGCCAGATGGGCTGGAAGACGGCCCGTAACGGCTCGCCGATGTTTGTCTTAGGCCGTAAGGTCTACAACGCCGACGGCTCGGTTGACGAAGCCAGTCTTGCCCGGAACGTCCCGGCCGCGGCCGAGGCCTACCACTCCGAGGGCAGCCTGTATAAATGGAGCGATGCTACCAAGTTGCTCGGCGCCCCAGGGATGGAGCAGTTCGCTTTCGCCTTACTCACTGGGCTCGGTGCCCCGCTCATGCGCTTCACCGGGTACAGCGGGGCTATTGTCTCCCTGCATGGCGAGTCCGGCACTGGAAAATCACTTATCACGACCATGATCCAGTCAATCTACGGGGCGCACAAAAAACTCATGATGCTCCGTGGTGACACCTCGCTCGGCACCTTGAACCGCCTCGGGGTCTATGGCAATCTCCCACTGACTGTTGATGAGGTGACCAACAGCGAAGGGATATCCATTTCTGACTTCGCCTATCAGGTTACCCAAGGCCGGGTCAAGGTAGCCAGCACCAAGAACGGTACGGAACGAACCGGCATAAACGAGTGGAACACCATCGCCATCACCACCTCAAACTCGTCGCTAATCGACAAACTCTCCGGAGTCAAGGCCGACGCCAGCGCCGAGATAAACCGGGTGTTCGAGTACCAGGTCCACCGCGTGGACAGCTTTCAGGAGGACGTGACCACCGCCCTCTACTGGACGGTCACTGAGAACTACGGCCATGCCGGCGAGGAGTATGTGAAATGGCTGGTGAAGAACGAGAAGAAGATCAAGCCCGGGATCGACAATATCCGGGCCAAGGTCGAGGCCATGGCTCAGTTGAAAGGCGAGGAGCGGTTCTGGGGCGCGGTAGTATCGGCGGCGATCTTTGGCGGGCTGGTGGCTAAATCGCTCGGTTTAATCCAGTTCGAGGTGATGCCGGTTTTGAACTGGGTCTGTGGTAAAATCTTTGAGATGCGGGAGGACAAGGTAGACCTGACTTCGACCGCCGTCGACATCCTCGGCCAGTTCCTGGACGATCATGCGAACAACCGTCTTCTGGTAAAAGGTTCGCTGGTCAATCCCCGTGGCGTCTGTACCGTGATCGAGGCCCCCCGCGGCCCGCTCGTCGTCCGCTACGAGATCGAGGACCGCCTGCTGTACCTGTCCCGCACCGCCCTGCAGTCTTGGCTTGGCAGGAAACACGCCTCGTATTCTAGAACCAAGAACGACCTGCTTAATATGAAGGCTCTAGTAAACCCTAACAAGAGGAAGGTCCTGGGAGCGGGCACCACATGGGGAGGGGCGCTGACACCAGTGTGGGAGATCGACATGTCGTGTGATGCCCTTGGGCGCACCGCCGAGGAGTTCCGACTGGTGGCGGAGGAGATGGCTCGGGAGAAAGGGGAGTTTGAGGTATGAAATTATTGCAAGGCGACTGCCTGGACTTGCTGCACCAAATACCTGATAAGAGCGTCGATATGATCTGCGCCGACCTGCCATTTGGGACTACTCGCTGCAGATGGGACGTGGTTATCGACATACCCTCGCTGTGGAAGCACTACTGCCGGGTAATCAAGGACCGAGGAGCCATAGTCCTCAACGCGCAAACTCCGTTCGACAAAGTTCTAGGAGCGAGCAACTTGCCTATGCTGCGATACGAGTGGATTTGGGAGAAGGGCACTGCGACTGGACATCTCAACGCAAAGAAAGCTCCGATGAAGGCGCATGAGAACATTCTGGTGTTCTATAAGAAACTGCCTAAGTACAACCCGATAAAGACGCAAGGGCATAAGCCGATGAATGCGGTTTACGCGAACCCGAAGAAGACCACTGACGTTTACGGCAGACACACGCAGACGAACAGTGCCAAGGGGGCTACCGACCGATACCCTCGCAGTGCCACTCCCCATACAGTTGTCCAACACTGTGTCGCCTTCGTCGGTGTAGGCGCGCGCGCCTTTTGCGTAGGATGCAGCGTGCCAACAGTGACGTTTGCCGAAAGCTGAATCGAGAGTTCATTGGGATGGAACTGGTTCCTGAGATGTTCGCAGTCGCTGTTAAGCGGATCAAGGAGGTCGGTCAGATATGAAAGGCGAAGACGCAGTAAGAAGAAAAGTGATCATTGACGGAGGTGTGTTTTACCTCGTAATCGGCAAAAACTTTGCCCACGCCACCACGCCGTATGAGAACCGGCCGGAGAACGAGAAGGTCAGGAGGATAGTCGATACGATTTGTGAGGAGATAACCCAAGTTCAAGGAGGGAGTGAAGATGTGGCGGAAATTTTTTAAACGATTCGGTGCCATTGTAGTAGCTACGGAAGACTTCGACGGCGAGGTCAGGTACAGGTTTGCGAAGATAAGTCCGGTGTCTGGTACGCTTAGGTGTAGAGGGGTTTGTATGTACTGGGCGGTGCTTAACGACGACGGAACCTGTTCAGGCTCGGCAAGCTACGTAGCTAGGTGGACGTACGTATAAACTTAAAGGAGGTCAACAAATGAGCGACGAAATAACAGGCAGGCTAGAGAACTGGGCGTTCTTCGGTAAGGCGCTCTGCGGACAAATTTTTGACGATAAGAAAGGCCGGTGGAAAGACGGGCATCCGATCAAGTTGTCTCGGATTGTAGCCTTCCGGCTGCGGGAAGGCGGGGTCGTGAAGACTCGGAACAGTTCATATTTACTGGGAAAGGAGGCGGGGGTATGATCGCATATTTGTGCTTAACTACGTGCTTGTTTTTGTTCATACTAGGGTGCTACATGGTTATGGAATGGCAAGGCGCCCTCAGATGGTTCGGAGTGTTCAACATAGCGATGAACGCATCAACGATAACCAGTATCTTGAAGGAGCTATTATGAAAGACAACTTAGACGAGATCGTCGCCGCCCAAGACTGCCTCCCCGGCAAAACTGCCATGACCACGGTAGCCGACGGCGACGTGTGCCTGATCGCTCGGGACGAGGGGCTGATCATTAAGAGTGATGTTATCCCTTGGCGGAGCGCGACCGCCATAGCGGAGGAGATAATGCGGATGGCGGGGGAGTGGGTATGAGTGACGCTTACGAGACTTACGTCAGGCACGAAGTAGCCAGAATCAGAAAATGGAAGCATGAGAAAGACAGGGATGTCCTTGAGCGTTATGCTGACCAGAAGCTGGTTCGCATGGCCGACAACGCCATGGAAGAGAAATTGGCAGCGGCCAGAGAGAAAGGCCGAGGCGGATGGTGGGATCAGGAAGTGTGCTCGGTAGAGTACCTGCGGGAACTGCTTCAGCACCACATGGCAAAGGGCGACATGCGGGATGTCGTGAACCTCGCCGCAATGATTTATATCCGAGAAATCGTTGACTCAGAGGAGCCAAAATGAAAATAACTCTTGCAGAAATCATCAAACTGGCAATGGCATTCGAGACCGTCCCTCCCAGGATCGTCGAGACCGAGGACGAGGCGCAGGCCCTGACTGCGTCCGATACTGGCCGAGTCTGGTCCGTCGGCGATGAGTATTACGAGTGGGAGTATCAGGCAGGATCTATGATTCTGGTCCAAGACCCCGTAGTAGGGGGAGGAGACCGTGTATGAGGACTGTGATTTTCTTAGGACTGCTGATGATCGCAGACGCTATAGGCGCGGGCACCAACTGGAGCCACCCCGGCTGGATTCTGCCGATAGAAGAAAGTCGTATAGTATGGTGGATGGCCGGGGCACTAAGCATGGCTTTAGGGATGGACATTGTTGAGTTTATAAGGGAGATGAAATGAGTTTACGGTGCCGAGTGTCTGCGAAGCAGACCAAACCAACAGATTTCCAAGCCGCAATAATGAGCACTCCGTTCGGCACGAAGGTCGTCCTCGCCTCTATGGGTGAGGCCACAAGGCTTCTGCATGCCGAGGAGGCTGCGGCGATAGCGGCCGAGATGTCCCGGCTGCGCCTTGGGTTGAACGAGTGGCGATGGGTGGGGTTTACCGAAGGAGGGAGGGGATGATCAAAGGCAAAAACTACAATATTACTTTAGCCTACAGTGAGGTGGCTGCCCTTGACGAGTACCTTGAAAAACAAGGCTCCAGCTTGGAGAGGGTGACAGGGAAGGCATCTTTCAATGCCTCCGTCCACGGAGTGACGATCTATTTTACCTTCGAGGTTGATGCTGACAACCTCTGGGATTTGGTTATTGAGGCTACTACGGAGGAGGAAGAGGAATGATAATCGAAGAAGCGAACTTTGTCAAAGCAGCAACCATTGACAGCGCGTGGCGGGAAGTTATGTGGCTGTGCGTGAAGAACGGCTACGACTTCCTGGTTAAGGGTGGGAGCTACCAAGGGCAGATCAGGAAGCAGCTCGACAAAGTAATGCTCGAGATAACTTCCCCCGGCAGCCGCCCGCTTGCGCCCATCCTGCCGCCGTCCATCCCGGCGCCGACTGACGATGAGAAGATCGAGGCCTACTTCGCCAGGTACATCGCTTGCGATGTGAAGGCCGACAACGAGGTCTACACCTACGGCGAGTTCATCACCCAGCAGTTAGCCAGAATAATCCAACTGCTCAAGGACTCGAAAGGCAATACCAATCAGGCGACGGTCTGCATTGGCGATGTCGTAACTACGTTCCTTGACGATCCTCCATGTCTGCGGAGTATCTCGTTCAAGGTTGTCAATAGCAGGCTGAACATGACGGTCTACTTCCGGTCCTGGGACCTCTACGCCGGACTGCCTGAGAACCTCGGAGGGCTGCAGCTTCTGAAGGAGATGGTGCTGGACAGCCTGAAGGATGAGTTCCCGGTAGTCGACGGCTCCATCATCGCGTTCTCTGACGGACTGCATTTGTACGACCAATATTTCTCCATTGTGGACTGCCTCAACGTCGACAAGATCGCCGTGGGCGCGGCTGCACTGCAGGATAAACAGTTGTTTCTTGAAGCGAACGGGAGGTGAGAGATGAAACCCGACTGCCAAAACTTTAAGTGCTCCTCCCACGACGTTGAGTACGAAGGCGCCTGCGACATGCACCGACACAGCTACTGCGATAGTTACGTGGCAAAGCGGCCTCCGGAGCGAGACAGGCTTGAGTCCTGTCGTGCAGCGACAAGGTATGTCTTTGCGTTCGACAACGCTGTTTCGAATGCCAACAAGCTCGAAGCCATAAAGCAGGCCCTCGCCGAGTGCCTTGCGCTGATCGTAGGCGATGCCGAGGGCACGGACGCTGAGACTCGAGAGGTCGTGGCGAACCGGAAATTGAGAAGATTTTTGGAGGAGAATTTATGAGACCATCTTGGATCGACGCTTCAGGCTACTGCAGCGTCCATGAGTCGTATCATTGTGAGTGCTACCGGCCGACGGAGAAGGCGCCGAACGAGTGCATCAAATGCGGCAAGCCGAATCACGGCAAAACATTATGCGAGGAGTGTGAGATGAAGGAGACTATCGGTAAGTGCAATAAGTGCGGAGAGACCTTGACGGCAGGGCACCACTGCTTAGGCGTGTGGAACTCTGTCGCGACAACAACGAGCGAATGCAAACACCGAAATACCAAGGTGATAGACCCGGCCATCGAAGATGGCTTCACCCTTGAATGTACTGACTGTGGGATGAGGCTGCGTAAGCAGGAAGTGAAACTAGGAGACTGCCTCGACGAGGCCAAGGCCACGATCTGCGGTGAGCGGCAGGACGTTTACGGGAGTCCGGAGGATTCGTTCGCGGTGATTGCGAAGTATTGGAATACCTACATGCTTGAGAAGCAAAAGACAATCCTCGAACTGACCAATTTTGCTCCGAAGTATTACGAAGAAGTTTACCTGTTCTCCGCCAAAGACATCGCTCACATGATGGTCCTGTTCAAGATGGCCCGTATCCAAGGGCAGAAGCCGAGTCGTGACAACTACGTTGACCTCTGTGGGTATGCTGCGATCGCTGCTGATCGGTTGGGGGAGGGTAAATAGTGGACAACAACGAATGGTTCCAGATGTCGTTCGACGCTCTGGCAAACGAAGTCCATGGGACCGCAGTAGCCAAGGGCTGGTGGGAAGAGGAGCGCAACGAAGGTGAACTTATAGCCCTGATGCACAGCGAACTGTCCGAGGCGTTGGAGGCACTCCGACACGGCAACCCGCCTGATGACAAAGTACCTGAGTTCTCCGGTGTCGAGGCCGAACTGGCCGACGTAATTATCAGGATCATGGACTACGCCGCTGCCAAAGGCTACCGGGTCGGGCAGGCGATTGTCGCCAAGACTGAGTTCAATAAGACACGCAGCCACAAGCACGGCGGCAAAGCGTTTTAGGGAGGATTACTCCCCAGCCCTAAACGTCTCAATCCCAAACTCCTCGGCCACGCCGAGGTCTCGCCGGCCGGTGGTGCCGAGGTCTTCCATGACCAGTTGCGAAACAAAACCAGTAGACAAAAGTTGTTATTTAGGGCACAGTACCCTGAACATACTGACTATGGAGGGGGGTATGAACAACAAAGACGAGACTGAGCAGGCTGTCTCATTGCTAAGAAGTTTTCTTCACGACCGCTTGGATGAGGGTATTGCACCATACACCTCAGTGCGTATCCCTGCAACCGAGTTTCATGCTTGGCTGTCCAGTAATGGGTGCTCCCCAATACGGGCGGTGAAAGTCCTGCGTTCAGCCGGCGTACTATCCAAGCCGTTCGTGGGCAGGTTAGGGAGAGGGCCCGATCCCATGACATTACAAAGATGTTATATCTATTCGAAACTCAGTACTGAAGAGGGGGGTATAATATGACCACAATAATCTGGATTATAGTAATAGCAATTTGGCTCGGAAGCTGGTTGTTCTCGGTTGTCTTGGTATTGGCCGACGAGGGCATAACGCGGCTAGAGTGGTCGATCTATACCAAGATAGGAGTAAGCGTACTGCTGCTTGGCTTGTGGCCGGTGTGTTTCGGCTACTACGTCATTTGCAGAGCTAGGCTATCCAAGGGCAAGAAAGGAAAGCATATGAACCAAAGTGACACCTTGTTTTTGCGAACTGCAGGTACTACACCAAACGCACCATTGTTTGATAGAATATTTGTCAAAGAAACCACGGAGAAAGGCGCTCTCGTTTGGCGAGAAGTAACTGACAAAACTGAGCGAGTGCTCATACTAATGCGTTCCGAGGGCCGGAGTTTCCCCGTTGACAGTGCGCCTACACCTGACTTTATGCAGTGGTGCGTGGAGAGGGGGCTTGATGGCGCACGCATTCTCGCAGATCTCAAATTGCGCGGGGTAGTAACCGAAGCAGACGGCAGGGTGTCGTTCTCTAATGATGGAGTGCGCAGTTTGTCCATATGTCTCCTGCGCGGTGCAGTAAATTACCTGTTTTCCGTATAAGTAGGAATCCCAAACTGATCGGCCATCATTAGGTCAGTCCTGTCCGTCTCCCCGAGGTCTCCGAGTACCAGTCTTCTCACGACTGGGCGGAGGTCTCGGCCGGAGATGGCTCTCCCCGGCATCCTCGCATTGTAACTCCTGATCGATTCGAGAGCCTCGGTCGTGTCTCCGCCTTCGATAATGGCGTTGGCCGCGTCGCGGATCAGTCGGCCGCGGCGCTCACTGACCTCAGTCTTCATCTGGTTCAGCGTAAAGTTCGCAGTCTGGGCCGCGGCGATCTCAGAGGGAGTAAAGCCTAAGCCGACCATCAGGATCTCGTCAGGGCCGATCGCAGCATCGTCCAGCAGCCGCTTACCCTGCCCGTCCTTCAGTCCCTCGGTGCCGACGCGGTAGGCCTTCAGGGCGTCCCTGATCGGCTTTGGAGTGGCCTCCTCAAGCCCCCGCATGTAGTTCCCCTTGTTCATCATCTGGTCGTAGCCTTTGACCCACGACTGGGCGACCGAGTAGCCAGGGCCGAGCAGGTTACCGGCGTACCAAGCGGCGAGGGCTGCGCCGTGCGCCCCGGAGGGCGGGGAGGTCTGGGTGCCGAAGATGTTGCTCATGCCGATGCGCTCGGAGACGTTGACACCTAAGAGGGAGGGCAGGCCGAACATCGCAGCGTCGCCGACAGTCTCGCCGAAGGTCTCTTTCAGCCAGTTGGTCATGGCGAGTTTCGCATCCCACGGCTCGTCGTCATCGCCGCCGAAGAGGTTCGCAACACCGAAAAGGAGCGAGCCGAAGACGAGACCATTGGCTCCGCCGAGGAGGGCCGACATGCCGGCAATACCCTTGAACTCTTTCCAAGCGGACTCGCGGACCTTGGGGTCCTCGGACTTATTCAGCGACTGTCTGAGCAGGATGCCGAGTCTCAAAGCGGTCTTGATTCGATAGGTCTGGAACTGCAGGAGCACCCGAGGGATCGACCCCTGCATCAGGTAGCCCTTGTCTTCCTTGGCATAGGAGTAGAGGGTCTCATCGACCGTCTTCTTGATCTCCTGCATGGCGGTGAAGAAGTCCTTGCCGTTCTTGGTGGCGAGGTCAAAGGTCGCAAGCGCCGCGGCTTTCCGGCTGCCAAGCTCGCCGTACTGCATGGGCAGCATCGCCCACTTCATGGCCCGGCCGGCGACGGTGTCCTCCTTGCCAAAGGCAATGGCCTGGGCCTCGTGAACCGCGGAGATGTCTAGCAGGTTCATGGCGACCGCCTCGCGGAGCATGAGCAGTTGCTTCTGTTTATAGTTCAGCTCGTTGACCATCGCTGCCTTCTCGGCAGGCGTGTGCCACTCGGAGCCTACGGGTCTTGCGTCGGTGCGCTCGGCCTCGCTGACTCGCCTGTGCAGGGCGAGATAGGTCGCGTTGACTTTCGCATCGGCCAGCATGGCGTCCTTGCTGAAGTCCTTACTGAACGCCTGTTGGAAGCCTTTGCCAAGCGCGGACGAGGCCTTGCCCCAGCCAAACCGCGAGGAGAGGTTCGGCAGCGTGAGGGCGGGCAACTGGGTCAACTGCACCAGGAAGGTAGACGGCGAGGTCATGTAGTAGGCGGTGCTCCACTTGCCGGCAAACGAGGCAATCGGGTTGACCTTCTCCTGCTTTATGGCCTGCAGCCACTTGCGGGTGTTGTTCAGGAGGTGTCCGCGCATGGTCAGGTCGACCCCGCCCTTTTTCTTCAACTCCTGATTCTCTTTGGCAAAACTCTGAATGTCCGCGTCAATCTTCCGGCCGACCTCCATCCAGGCGATGGACGAGGAGTGGCGGAGCATGTAGTCGAGGTAGCTGCGCAGCATGTCGGTGCTGGCACCCTTGGTGCTCTTACGATGGATCGAGTTCTTCAGGGCCGCGGTGTCCGGCAGCCAGCGCAGGAAGGTCTGGTTAATGTCGGAGACGAGGTCCTGGGCGCGGCTCTCAGCGTCGGCAATGGCCGCGGTGTCGTCCGGGTCTAGGTCTGCGAGGTAGTTCTCCCGCACCCTGGCAAAGACCTGATTGATCAACTCGTTCGGGATGACGGTCTCGCCGCGCACCGACTCGTCTTTCACGCCTTCGGAAACAGTCTCGGACTTGGCCCCTTCAGCGATCGCCGCCAGCTTGCCGGTGTCCCGGTCGCCGGTCGTCTCGAAATACTCAACATGCTTGATGCCGTCCTTATCCTGATACTCCAGCCAGAACTTGCCGTAGCGGGAGAGCGGGGCGTAGATACCCTTGATGTTGGAGAAGGTGGCGTCGAAGCGCGACATGAGTTTGGCCCGGAGGTCCGGGTCGTCTTTCGAGGCGACTTCGATGAAGGCCAGCAGGTTGTCCCGCTCACGCTGTCGGATGTCTTTCAGGCTGCCGATGACCGCCATGAACTGGGTCTGCGAGGCCTTGTCAAGTTTTTTCCATGAGACGTTTGCTTCTCGCCAGGCCTGCAGATAATGCTTGCCAGTGGACTTTGCCATCCCGGCTTTCTCCCACGCAACCTGAGCGTTCCTGATCTGCTCTTCCTTGGTCTTGCCACTGACCCAGTCCTGTCCGTACTGATCGGCCCAAGGCAGCATCTGGAAGTAGGTGCCTTTCAGCAAGGCATCATTGAAGGCGTCGACCCCTGCGCCCTTCTCAGCGACTTTTTTTGCCTGGCCATAGACATCGAAGGCGTCGTCCGAGAGCTTGGTCCTGGTCGACTGCAACTGGTTGGAGTGGCGATCGAGGTCGCCAAGCTGACTGATCTTCTTGCCAAAGGTCTGCGCGATGTGCGAGGGTGGGAGCACTCCGAGCCATTTGTCCGCGTGCTGCAGGTAGAAATCGTGCAGTTTCGCCTTCGGATTCGCCAGAGCCTGGGCAGCCTGCATCACCCGGTCGTGGCCGGCCTTGAGGGCGGTGTCGAGGGATTCGAAGACTTCCCCGCTTTGCGGGATCGACATCTCCTGCCCCGCCAACTGCGCGGCGATTTTCAGCGTCTCGCTGAACGCGGTCTGCTGCCCTGCCGGGATACCGAGGACCTGCATAACCTTCTCAACGAGAGCGTCCCAGGCCGAGCGCAGCTTGCCGCCGTTGTTAATCTGCACCGACTCGAGGAACTGCTGGACCTGCGGTGAGGAGAACGCCTGGGCGAGGAACTCTTTCTCGTTGGCGAAAGCGTAAGCGATATTCTCAACACCTGAGAGGGTGCCGGCCGGGAACTTGTTCTTGAAGGCCTTGCTGCCCCCTGCAGCCTCGATCTCCTTCATCTGCTTCTCAGAGATCAGCCCTTGCTTGATCGCTTCCCTACGAGCCTGCAGCATGACCTGCTTGAGGCGTTTCTGCATACCAGGGGTCGCAGCAAGTTCGGCGACGGTGACGGAGTGGACGATCTCATGCAGCGAGGTCTCGAACTGGTTCAGGTCCTTGACCGTTACCGTCCGGTTCGACGGCCGGTAAGATGCAGATTTTGCATTCGGGTCGATGACGACTTTGATAGTTGCGAGTTTTGACTGCGGCGTGAACTGCTGCAGGAGCTTGCCGAGGTTTCTCGTTACCGGGTTCTTCGCCTTGGCGATCGAAGAGAAAAGCTGCGTGGCAGTGATTTCCTGCACTTCGCCTTGTGCGTTTTTTGCCTGGAGGGATTCATAGGTCTCAGGCACTTTGAGGACTACGTCCGCTCCGCCGTCAGGTCGTGGTGTGACCTCATGCGTCGCCTGCAGTTTGTTCCTGCTGATGTACCCCAAGGCTGCGCCTTTCGTCGCCGCAGTAAACACCGGCGCGGCCGGGTCGACCGTGATCACGCCTTCAGGCGAGACGGAGGTGCTTACCCCCTCAGGCTTGAGGTTGTTCGTAGCGAGGTAGTTGTCGTAGGCCTGACGGTTGACGAAGGAGACCTTCGTAGAAGCAGGGGGAGTTGCCTCCCCCGCGCCCGGGGTCGAAACCTCCAGGTTGGTTTGCCTATCTAACTCTCCGGGTAATTGTGGTTCTCGCTGTTGTGATTCTTGCTCTCCATCCAACTGAAGCTGTGATTGTCGTCCACTGTCTGACCGAACGCCTCCATCCTCGACTCCCCGCCCTCGTAACTGTGCGTCAGTGACAAATCCACCTCCTGAAACTTCCTGATCTGCTCCAGGTGCGCTCTCTCTTCCGCCATCCTCCGCGGCCTTGTTCGAGACTCTCGGTTGTACCGTTCGCGTGTTCTCGTTTTCATTTGTCTCTCCTAAAGAAGTGGCTCCCCTGGGTGAGCTTGCCGCGACGCCGTTTCCGGATGACGACTCGACGGTAGAGGCTTGGGGAGCATCTGGTTTCCGTACTGCCACAACTCCGCCCTCGACAACTTTCGCCTCGAACAGTGCAGGGTCTTCTTTCTTTGATTTGAGATACGTCGCCATGGCTCGCTCGTTGGCGAACGGTCGACCTGACGGATAAGTTATCTCTTGCGAAGGTGGCTCAGGGGCCAGTGCACCGCCGAATGGCTGCTCAACGGCTGTAGACTTGGCCGCCTGCTCGACTGTTGGAGTCTCGGCAAACGGAGCTGGCTCGGCGACTTTCTTTCTAAGACTGCTGACGGCTTCCTTGTATTCTTTCGCCTTAGCAGCTGCGGCCTCTTTGTCTCCCGGCGTTGTCGGGAACAGTGCGTCGAACCTGGCCTTGGCTGCCTTCGGGTCCTGCCTGATGCCTTGCCTGTTGGCTTCGAGAGCGGAGGCGTACTGTGCCTGCCAGTCAAGTTCCGCCTGCTGAACGGGGTCGTCTACAACTGGGATGCCCGAGAGCTGCCGGGCGCGGTTCTCTGCGGCGTTGATGTCCTGCCGAATACCGAGTTTTCTGGCGGCAATGACATCGTTCTCCATGTTGAGTTGGTCGATAATTCCCTGCGGGTCTTCCCCTCGGTCGACCACTTGCGGAGTAAGATCAGGCTTGACAAACGCTCCGCGCTCCCCAAACAAAAAGTCCTGGGGCATGGTGGCAAGAGTCTCGCCGGCAGTAAGCCGCTCGCCCAACTCAATCGGGTCGACTGAGACCTCCTGATCTCCGACCACGAACGAGGCCTTGCCGTCGGTGACGGAGACGTTGGTGTCTTTCAGTAAATTATTTAGGGTCTGCTCTTGAATACGGTCAATAGCCTGTGGACTCCGCCGTGCCCCACCGCCGAACGCTCCGCCGGCAACACCTCCGCCTATGGCGCCCATAACGCCGCCGAGCGCGGTCTCCTCAAGGCTCTCTTTGGTCAGCGGGTTGTCGTAAGCAGCGAGCTGCTCGACTGGGTTCTGGACGAGTTCTTCCGCCCCTTCGACAAGGGCACCTTTGCCGGCGCCTTTCACTACTGCGCCCTTCAGAGTGGTGCTTGCCATCATCTTGGCAAGCTGGTCGCGGCCTTCTTTCGTGACGAGTTTTGTCGCCCAGTCCTGCGGGCCGAACTTCTGCTCGATCGCGCCGACGGTGGCAGCGCCGAGAGCGGCTATAGCCTTATCCGTTCCCGAGGAGGTGGCGTCTGGGTCCTTCTCAATCTGCTTGCCCCTGATCCCGCCATAGGAGGGCAAGGCTGCCATGGCAATCGGACCGCCCCAGGAGATAGCTTGACCTGCTACAGCGGTAAGTCCGCCAAGAAGTGGGTTAATCGCGGTGGCATACGGCGCTGCCGAGGTCACTGCCTGCCCAAGAGCGCGGATGCCGAGGGCGCCGGCAACGGACGGAGCGACATTACCTACCGCCTCCTTGACCGCGGTGACCGGCTTGTCGATGACATCGCTCAGTTTGTTGATCGCCGTCGGGTTGGCGTCGATTACCGACTGGCCGTAGGTGCTGACCGGGTTGGCTTGGCTGACACCAGGAATAAAGTCCGCGGCAGCCTGGCCGGCGCCTTTTATATACTGTCCTGCTGTTGACATTAAGGAGGCTTTGAGGCCTCCTTCTGGAGGAGGTACTTGCGCCGGAGCAGTGCCAAAAAGCTGATCGAACTCATCCGGCTGGGTGCCGAACAACTGGTCGAACTCATCCATTAAATATCTCCTGCCATTATTTTAGCGAGGATACTGGCTCTGTCTTCTTTCGGGTTTGCCTTTGCATACGCCACGGCCTTTGCTTTCTGGGCGGCGGACAAGCTAACTGCCGGAGTCGCCGTGCCGCCTTGTGTTGGAGTTACTTGCCTAAACCCACCCTTGCCGTCAGGCACAACGACATACGGAGTCTGGGTAATGCCGTCCTTGGTGACAGACTCGATTTCGCCGAAATGCGGGGTGATTTTTGGCACGCCAGCTACCTTGGCGTTTGCGAGGTCCAACTCGGCCTGTGCCTCAACCCCTACCTTGCGCATCCCTAACTCCTCAGAGAGAAGTTTATTCCGTTCGGTCTGGATAGCGTCCCCGGCAGCGGCTATTTCTTGCTGGTTACGGAAGCCTAATCGGGCAGTGCCGGCCTGTGTGGCGATCGTTTCCCGATCAATCTGGTTCTTATCGGCAGCTATCCCGAATTTTATACTGTTGTTGTAATCCCTCCGGGCAGCTGCATTGGCAATAACCCCTCTGTCGTTTGACTTGGCCTCAGACCATGTCCTGCTTGGCCCGGACGGGGTGATCTGCGCAGGGATGCCGGCCGCGCCTCCTCCCCCTCCACCGGCCAGTATTCTCGAGGCGTTCTGCGCTGCTCGCATCCCCTGCATACCATCGCCTTGGCGCCCTTGCCACTGCCTCTGCATATCTGCCCAAGTTGGCGTTCCGCCGCTTTGCCCCAGCGGCAGTCCGTCAGGTCCTACCGGAACTCGGTCAGTGCCTCCTCTGAGGAACCCTGCCTGTCGACGAATGCCTTGAATGCGTTGCGCCTGCTCGGCTGTAGGTTGTACTCCACTCGCCAGCATCCCATCAATCTGCTGAAGGTTACCTTTAAGCTGCCGGTCTTCCGGCGTAAGGTTGACGCTGATCATGCCTCCGTCGGAGCCTACTTGAGTTGGGACCACTTGGCGGCGAGGCATCCCGATAGCTTGGGGAGGATCTGGTGTAGCAGCCTCGGAAATCGCACTCGGTGCTCTCATGCCTCCAGAAACGAACGGAGCTACAGGCGGGCCATACTCAGCCCCTGTGTCCAGCGCGACAGGTTTACTTACTACCGGACGACCTACTCCGGGCAGCACCTCAGTCTCTGGTCTCTTATATCTCGCAAGCTCGGCCATCGGCGTACCTCCAAGGTTTAATGTAACATTACTATACCACGAAACGGGGCGGTCGCCTACCTTCTTCTCTTGTTGATCGTCACATGCGCTTCGATTTTGTCAAGGAGAAAGTCGCCGCCGCTTACATTACTCACCTTGTGCGAGACGTAGCTGAAGTTCATGTGCGCCATGGGCACGGTTCGCTTACGCTGGTAGTCTTCGGTCGCGTCGGCTGTCAAGGTGTAGGGGCCGATCGTAGTCTTCCCATTGCCGGTAACCTCAACCGTAATGGCTGAGTCCCAAGAGCCGTAGGCGTAGATAAACCGCTCATACATGGTGTCATGCTGGCCGAAGGTTGTCGTCGGCAGAACGAAGTAGGCGGCGATCGCTGTGCCGTTGTCCGTATCCCCGTAGTCGAACCGGAACACTCCGGAAGGCCCTGCCCCAAACAGCTTGCCGCGAAACCTGCACATGCTGGTGAACGGAAACGCGCTGTACTGCGTAGGGGCGGTCCCGGGAATCTTTAAGTTAAGCCTAACGGTCTGCATCATGCTTCCTCATATTGATGATTTTCAGAGAGGCTGTTGCCAATGCTGAAGCTCGCGGACCTGCTCTCGCTGTGGCTGTGCGACTCGCTCTGGTGCCGTCCGGTGCTGTGCGACAGCCCTGCGTTGGCATGGAACGACCCAGCCCAAGATGCAACAGACTGCATTCCGATATTCGCCATGGCTTCGGCGATTTTTTCTCGTAGGCTGGCTATCGCCGTGGCGTAGCTGAGCGCTCTATCGTTGACCTTATTGGAGAAATCCCGCAGGATGGCCTCGAGGTCTTTTGCCATGCCAATAATGAACTGCGAGTTTTTCTGTGCAAGTTCTGCCTGTTCAATTAGTATCTTGCCGTTCAAGTCTGAGCGATTTCGCGCCCGCTCGTTCGCCAGTTCAGCAGTAGCCGCCGTCATCGCCCCGGTGGGAAGGTCGAACCCCCGGGAAGAGAAGAACTCAAGCGTCTCCTGCTCCTGCTTGTCGTCGACGATATCCTGCCTGGCCTGCGCCCTGGCGATAATCTCTGCCTCTACCGTCGCGTCAAGCCCAGTTGCCCCGGCCGACAGATCGTTTAAAAGCCTTGCAAGAAGCGTGGGGAAAACAGAGTTATCAGGTGACACCTCGGCCCAAGTCAGAGGCCCACTAAGTAGTGTGTTAAGTTCCCCAAGATACCCTCCAGCGCCATCGGCGCCGAGCAACTTGGTCAGCATCAACTCGCTGTTTTCAAGAGAGTTATTGAACTTCGCCGTTACCAGGCTTTTAGCGTCTTCTGACCCTGTCCCAGAATAAACCTCGGTTCCAAAAGTAAATGGTGCGGTAGGCACTCTATCAACGAAAACGCCCATGATGCTCTCCTTTAAATAAGCCCAATGTCGTAAAGATTTTCTCCATCTCCTAAGAGACTATCTCTAGTCAACGCTTCGAGAATGGCTTGCATTTTATCTACCCCGTTGTGATATATCGCCGTCTCCCCCGGGGTGCTCGACTTCACCGCAATAACCTGCCCTTGGCTCCCCCTGCTCCACCGATCATCAAGGATCACGATTGAAATTAGCCCGGACGCAGTGAATTCATCAGGACAATCTTTTACATAGCACTTGTCTACCGTTACAGTTTGGTCGTAATTATAAACTACATTACTGCTATATGTCCCATTGCCGGATGCGTAATTAAAAACCAAGTCATCGAGTGATATGGGAAAATTGCCGAGCGGAAGCCAGTTGGCCGGATCTTCCATTGTGTAGCCGGCGGGGTATACTTCGGAACAAATATCAAAAGGAGGATCGTCAGTTTGAAGTGGGGTCGAGTCGTTCCAGTGCGCTAAATCCTCGGAAAGAACCCCTTCACCACCAGGGCCTTGGATTATCCTTAAAATTGACGTGTTTATTACCTTGTCATTGGTTTCTCTGTGAATGGTAACGTTTTGACATGGTATGGAAACATCGCAAATCGACCCGAAACTACCGGAGGCATACCCCTGCACCGACCTTGCCGCTGCCGTTGAGTACCCACTTTCGTTACAGTTTCCTCCTAGCACTGGATAGCAATAATGCAGGATGCTGTAGACATTTTCGGCGTAGGTCCCGTTTTCCCTGCCAAGCACTACCTCTGTGTAGCCATAAGGGGTCATTCCGTATATGGACAAATTAACGATAGCTTCTTCCCATGCTGATTTTGTTTCTGAATACTCCCACCCATCTTCTATTATTTCTATCTCCTGATTACACACAGCAGGGAGCGGCAAGCATTCGTTCACGTCATAACTATTCACTACAGCGGTGTCTTCCGCCAAGATATCAGGTTCATCTCCGGACTCTATTACCACTGTAGCTGACTGGTACCACTCATATCCGTCGGCCACTGCGAGAGCAGTTGTCATGGCTCCGAGAGTGTCCACTGAGGACACTACGGGAGATGCCCCTAATGTACAGTTTAACCTGACAGGTACAGACTCATAGGAAGTGATAATCTTCAGCGAAGTCCTATCAAGGTATTCAATATCGGAAGCAATGCCTATTGGCTCTAATAGAGAATCGCCGGCGGTCTCAGTGACTTGTGCGTCGGCAGCATTCCCAGTGAAAGAAAAGATACAGATATGGTCTAGATTTAAAACATTCTCTGTGAAATCTGCACCTACGACATCTCCGGATATCGAGCCTGTTGACTCGGTGTCAGTTACTACCGACAGCAGTTTCCATTCCTGGAGAACGTGATACCAGCACATTGTCCTCGACTCGAGGTCAACAAAAAACCTGTTCGGAGGATTCTTACATATTTCGTACTCATCAAAATCCCCTCCAGATGGAGGGACAACCGTCGGGGTGTAAATTATATTGTTCCCGGTTGCTAGAAAGTGATACCCAGCAACAAACCTCTGCGTTATAAGGCCATCAATATCTTTCGCCAGATCAAAAGACCTGACGTAATTGTGATACATATAGTCGGTAAAGGTCACAGCTTGGGAAAATGTATCGTGTGAAACGTTCCGAGATACTGCATAGAAGTACCCTTCGCCGCTCTCGAACTCAAGCGTCCGCTCTCCAGGATCATGAAAAGCTATCTGGTCTGCAATTACCGGAGCATCAGGTCTTGCTGCAAAATCAATCCAGTAATACCGAGTGGTGTCGGAAACGAGGTGGCCGCGTTCATCGAAAACCATATCGGTCGGAGCGCCTATTCTAACGAAGAACCTATTGTCAAGTTTTCTCTCATAGCGCTTCTTCTCAGGGCGCTCCAGATACTCGTTGTAGGCATCTTCATCTACCGTAATTTTCGCCTCTCGAATGGAAAACGTTTTCCATGCCTCAAGAAGCACTCCCGGGTAGGGATCTACTCTTCGATAATTACTGTTGACATTGTGGAACGATAAAAGTCGTTCGAGAATTGCAAGTTGACTGAGTGCCAGGCCGATGAAATCGGCTTCCGCTTGCGAGTTATTGGCTAGGACAATTTTTGGCGGGATCATTGAACCCACCGGCGGAAACGAATTATTTCTAGCGCCTTCGGGTTATCTGCGGTTCCCCACACTTTTCCTAAAGCAGATACATTTGCGGATGCGATCTTTGTATTGACGGCCAGTCCAGATATTTTTGGATGCTGCATCACAACTTCCCCCACAGATCCGACAGGGTTATATGCCTCCCCTGATACTTTCGGCAGCATCGAAACGCCGCCTTTCCCTACTACCGCATTCAACGCTTCGCCAGTAATAAGCATCCTGGGGGCGACAACGTCGCCGAGGCCAACGTTCCATACCTTTCCTGAAATCATCATGGGCTGGGCAGCAACATTCCCAATAGCGACAATAGGGTTTACCGCCACGCCGGAAATAAGCATGGGAGGCATGACGATACCGCCTCCCGTTGTCGTAGGAGCTGCTGACTCATATGGATGTCCGGCGGCGAGATTTCCCTGTAATCCATATTTCCAAAGAAGCGATGCGACCAAAGCTGATCTGTCGTCGACTGTAGGTATTCTACCAAGAATTACGCATTCGGCCCATTTTCCCCATAGGTAGTACTCCTCCAGGCTTCTGCCGAGGTAATGCGTAGTGCTCCATCCCAATGTATTGCTGGATGCGGTGAAGAAATCTACGTCATCAAAACTGGATCGCCACAATCCGTCTTTGGCCTCGACACAATACAGTCGCCAATCTGCAAGCGAAGGGGTTGGATTGCCTGTATTTTTTCTTACAGTCGACCCAAATTCCTCATAGACATTGCTATCTGTATACGGGTAATGCGTATTTTTGGTGGTAGGGTCGTTGCCAAATTTCCATAGTCCTGACCGTGCCTCTATCGGAGGATCAGCATCGACTTTCACCAGTAAGAAAATCGATGCCTCTGTAAGATGCGACAGGTCCGGTATTTCAAACCATTGATTGGCGCAACTGATCGTATCCAAGCCATTGAGCGAGGCGGCAGCGACTGTCGGCTGGCTTGCACCTACTGACTGCGTTGCCGCCTCGGCATTTACCGATTTGTCTCCGAGCACACTAATTCCGGTATCAATAGTCCTGGTAGATGCATCAGATCCATCATACCACCGTTCAGGGGAAAGATGTGCTGGAGTGAGTAAGGACATTACGCTGATTTCTGCAGAGTGAAGTTATACTCATTGAGAGTGATCGGATTGTCCTCAACAACCACTGCGTTGGCGACTTGAATCTCGTAACTGCTGGTAGTCCCTATCTGCCCGTCAACCCTTGCTGACGTAGTGTCCGCCCCGGTCGTGTAGGAGTTGTCATACCACCTGAACCATGTAGCGGTCGTACCTGGAAGTGGTCCAGCAGCAGCAGTACCCAATGCCTTCCATGTCTCCGCCGCGGCCTTTGCCAATACGCCATCTACAGACGCATCCATATTAAGCCCATTGGTCGCAACGCCGGGAGTAAACGCCCCAGCGTCTACAGTGAACAGGGCGAGGAGATTTACCGTTCCCTCCGTCGCATCGGCGTTGGCAGGCATCGTGCCGTCGAACCAGGCTAGTACGCCGTTTGCCATAACCGTCTTGACACTACCGGTAGCATTGACTTTATTGACAAATCCTGTTGAAAATTTCTCTGCCATTATATCACCAGATTGAGTTGAAGAGTTTGCCGTCGCTCACCACCGTCGCGCCCTCGGCGCTGGCAGGGTATAAAAGTCTTTCCTCAGTAATAACTTCCAACTGGCCGTTCTCTTTTCCAACACAGACGCCGTCGTCGCTCGACCATACCGCCGACTCCCCGGGAATCTGCAGCGCGGTTTTGCTTAGATCAACCAATTCGTGGCACACCGACCACTCATGCGCAGGCTTACGAGAGTCCTTTCCGACCCACTGGAGCGACTTAAAATCATCGGCTCGAGATATAAAGCCTATCTCTTCGGCAGTGCTTACCCACATTCCGCCCTCAACCGCCTTCATCATTACGACGTTTGCGCCGAACTGGAAAAAACACCGCGCCATAGCGTACTTGCCAACGGCAAACGGCTCGGATGCGTAGATAACACTACCGACCGAGATCCACATCCTGCCCATCCAGTATTCGAGGTGCTTCCCGGCAGGCGCAGGGTAAAACTCCCTGGTAGTAGCGGCTCCGACATGGGCCGACTGATCAGGCCAAGCGGCTGACACGCCGTCGGTTATGACCCCAGTCTGCACCTGATTGGTGTAATACGTCTTATCGCCGACCTGGCAGAAGGCTACGCGGTTCCCCTTAGTCAACCCTGAGCGCACTCCGGCGTAAGATATAAAGTCGTCGCCTAGCCGGTAGATGGCTGCGTCCGAGGTTCTGTCCTGGACAAAGAAGCAGTCGCCTTTATTGCAAAACGCAGAATGGGAAATGACTGAGGAAATTTGTGAACTCCCAAGCCGCCGCGTTATCTGCCTAGAATCGTCAATGTCACAGTTTACCGCCTCGGCAAGGTCAACCTCACCAGTCTCAATGTCGTAGGCAAGCCTGGACGGCAAGACCCTATTGTTGACGCCGAGTGTCTTGGCAATAATCGGGTAGAACTTTGCGACCGCCATGGCTTACGTCCTATAGGCTGGATTTGTGCCGACCCTCACTTCTTGGTTTTGGTAACGCCTGAGCGTTGTAACGCCATCGGAGACGTACATCTTAAAAGCGTTCAAGTGGTCTGCCGCCTTAATAGAGTCCTGCGTCTCCACATCCCGGTGCATGAACGCCTTGTAGGCTGCCCACTCAACGCAGGCTCGGTGGAAGCGACTGGGTATCTCGGGCTCGGCATCTGGGGCGTCTCCGCCTCCTTCAGGCGCTGCGCCGTCGCCGGCCAGATCGTACCTGCTGTATCGCCAAACCTGCAGCGCATAGACATCGCCGTTGTCGGCGGCGGTAGGCACCGGGTAAAGCGTGATCGTCCCGGTCTCCTGATCGGTCTGCCAGAGCCGCGGGGTGCCGGGCTGTGTGGTATCGAACGTCCACTCAGTGTCCGAGTCCGAGGTATCGTCGCCGGTCAAGACCTTGCCAAGCCGGCGGGTGCCGTCCCAGATGTTGAGAATCTGGATAACTCGGTCAGGGATGTCGTAGACGGCGACGCCGGTAGCAAGCGTGATGCTGAAGTTGGTCCGGTCGCGGAAATACCCGGTCTCCTCGCAGAACTTGTCCTGGCCCTCGGCCAGATAGCCGAGCAGGGTGGTGGTGCTCCAGGCGCCGCCTGTCGTAGCGTCGTTCAGCACCGTCTGCAGTTCTGCAAGCATCTCGGCCCGGGTCATGACTTACACTCTCCGCCAGGGGATCGCTGAGAACGTCTTCCGAGTCTCTTCGACCTCGCCGGTCATCGGGTTTTTGTGCTTCTCGATGTGGGTCATCTGCGCACACTCGAGGACGTGGACATACTCCGGAGCGACCCAGACGGGCACGCCGCGTTTTACCTGTATGACCTTGCCGTTGACACCAATAACCTCGTAGTTGCTCATGCCGGCAACCTCGTCGATCATGATGCGAATCTTACCTTTGTTCGGGTCGACCGGGGCCTCCGCCTCTTCAGCGTGCTCATCGACAACCGGAGGCTTGGCTTCGGCTTTCTTCGCCGGCTTGGCAGCAGGCTTTTTCGCAGCGGGGGCAGGCGGCTCGCCGATACCCAGGTCATTTGCCAGATCAAACTCGTCGTTCACGGACATTTATTTCTCCTTGGTTTTTGCAGCTTCAGTGAATGCGGCGTCAAATTCCTCTTCCGAGGTAAACTTGTCGTCCAGCATCGGCATCAGTTTCTCAATGATCGCTACGACCTCTTTGGCGTCCTTGGCGATGTACTGTTTCTCGCTGGAGCCTGGGTAGCACTCGCACAAACTCTTGTTGCCTTTTTGCTCCTTCGGCTTGATCGGCACCCGGCACTCAATGACGTATCCATTGCTTGCCTGACCAATCTCCAGCATTCGTTTCATGTACATTTTTCAAGTCTCCCTTTAAGAGGTGTTTGCAAGGCTCAATGAAAGGGAGGGACTCTGCACCCTCCCCTCGAGGAGACTTGCTTATACGCCCCAGATTTCGATCAGGAACCGCCCGGCCGTATAGGCTGCCGCGGTCCCGGCGGCGCCGCCAGTGAGGTACAGGAAACG